CTGTATAAGGTTGAGATGCAGGCATATTTAGAAGTACATCCTATCATCACCTACATACTTAGGTGCAGGATTAATTAAATTAGACTTCATTTGTTTCATACCTTTTTTATAATCATCCATAGCAAAAGCTGCTTGTTGTGGGCTTTCTTTAAATTGCCACACATAATAACGAGCTTTAGCAGTTATTACATTAGAGTACTGGTCAGGTAATACTATTTCATCACTATAAGCTGATAAGGCTGTGGGTGCAGCGTATGCATAAAAATGCACATTATAAACTTTATCAGGTATAGGACTCAATCCAAACTTACGATGATCAGGACTACGAATAATATATTTAGGTTCTCCATATTGTTGCGTGTCTGCATCATCATCATTTTCAGAATCTCTTAAGTATCTAGTCCAATCGTCTAATGTAATAAATGTTAATCCTCTTGAGGTATACGGAGCAGTTTCACCACTTACTCCAATTGTTGTTAAATAAAAATCATCCCAATCTATAGAAGCATAGTCAGTTGTAATACTCGAACTACCAGACTTTAACAAGTACCATCTAGTTCCTGCTACACTTGGTACAGTTACATTACCATAGAAAGGGTCTGTTTCTCCACTAGCTGCAACTGCAAAGAAAGGAAGTTGTGGTTCTTCGTTTGCAATATCATTAATAGATTTATTAATAGAATTTTTAACAAAGCTTTGAATACCTTTCGCACTTGCAAAAGTTGCAGAAGTTAGTTCAATCTCGTTAAGTTCTCTAAGAACATCGTTAGTTAGTGTAAGAAATGTTGTTGCCATTATTTTTTATGTTTCTTTTGAACTGCAAAATTAGCAGTAAGGCTTGCACCTTTATGTTTAACAAACTTACCGGTGTGCTTCATTAATTTATAATCTTTACCATCTTTCATCCAATGGTATCCTTTTGGTGCTGTTACTTTCATTAGCAAGGTTTAGCTTTAGGCATTACTTCTCCACCCTTTTTGTACATTGTACGTCCACCCATACCTTTTTTAACACGTTTTGTTCCGTATCCACCATCCATTTTCTTCATTCGTTTTTCGTACATATTATATCTCCAAAATTAAAAAGTGTAAGGGGGAAGCGAACACATGATTCCTCCCCCGCTTACGAGTCGATACTAGTCTACTACATAGAAAGCACCTGCAAGAGCTTCAGGTCTAAGTACTTGCGCACCATAAACGTGAAGACCTCTTACTATATCACCAAATGAATCAGGGTCACGAATGACTTCTGTTGATGTTATAGCTTGGGCAGTTGCTGTAGATGAAATGTGACCTGCCATAACTTTGCCAGTAGCATTAGATGTTGCTGCGACATTGTTAGACTTGTACATATCAAATCCACGTAATTTACCACTTGATACTAAACCATTTCTCAATGATCCTTGACCTGCATTGAAGTCAACGGATAACATTTTAGAACCAGATTGTGACAACTCTTCGTAGAACGAAGGTGGTGCTAAGAACCATCTTCCTTCTTCAGGGATGTTCTGATCATCTAGTTTTCTGGCTAATCTAGCCATTAGGTCTAAAGCATCTACACCAGTTCCATCAGAACCTAATAGGTCAACAGAGTTCGTTGCGTGTGCAAGTGTTGCATCAGCAGTCGCGCTGTCAGAACCGATCAAGTGATCAGGTGATGAAGTAGATATTCCTGCAAACATTTCTGCGATTACACCTTCGTCAAACGCATCTTTTAATGCGTATGCAGCAGATGAACTAGCTACTTCTTTGAAGTTCACGTGAGACATTGAAGTTTCAATATCATCAACGATGAATTTAAAAGCGTTAGCTATATCAACAACTAGAGACAGTTCTTGGTCTGTCAAAGCTGTTTTAGTTACGTTTGCTCCCCTTTCATACTGATAAACAGTAATTTCAGGTTCTTTAATGATTCTTACAGTATCTCCATAAGCAGATATTTCTCCTGAGTAATCAGTATTAGTGATTGCTTCTGCTACCGAAGCTTTTCTGAAAAAGTTTAAAACCTTTTTAGAATAGACTTCAGGTAAAAAGAAGGAGTTAGTTTGTCCACTTACAGAATTACCAAAGTTACCATTAGTATCAGTCGATTGCTCAAATAGAGCGTCAGATTGATTATATGCCATAATTATTCTCCTTGAATATTATATATTTGGTTATTATCTAATTCTGCCTTCTTCTTGGGCTTTGTCGATTTCTTTTTCAAGTCTATCGTATTCGTCCATTGAGAGGGCAGCAATTTCTTGTTGTGTCCAAATCTTCGGCTGTTTCTCATCTACTGTTGTTGTCTTAGTAGACACCATATCAGCAGCAGAGGTTTGCCTAGATTTATCTCGGTTTGGTTGTACAGATGCGATTCCATTTTCCAATTTAAATAGATCGATGGCTTTACTTGCTAGAGATGCATTATTAGGATTATTATAAATCCAATCTTTTATCTGATCAGGTTGAGCTTCTGCCCAATCATGAAATTGATCACTATTTCGTAACTCTTCAAAGTCAGGATGTTTAGTCACTAAATCTTTTTCAGCTTCACGTTTAAGTATTTCTGTTTCACGACTTTGCATAAGGTCTAACCTTTCTTGAAGAGCAGCTACTTTACTTTCACCTTGTAGGTGTGCTACAGTTTCTACTACTTCATAAACATCAGGATACTCAGCTTTAAATTGTTCTAGTTCTTCAGCAGACTTAGGAGCAGTATACTCCGGTCTATTTGCTACAGCTTCTTGGAGCAATTCTTGTTCTCTGTTTTTAAATTCAGAGAGCCTAGTATCATAATGCTTTTTCAAGTCATCATATCTTTTTTTGTAATCTGGACGTTTGTAAGCTTGATCTTCTGTTTTAGTATCAGCTTCCGCTTCTACTTCTGTTTCTACAGACTCAGCTTGTGAACGTTCAAAAAACAATCCTTCTGCCGTATCTCCATGTTTAGGCATTACATTATCTGTGTGCCATGTTTTTTTCTGGTTATACGGATTGGGAGTTGGTTCTACAGTTTCTTCCTGTATTTGTTCAACTTCTGCCATTTCTTTTCTCCTTAAGGGCTTGTGCTATTTCCAAGGTAGCCTATTCTAAAAACGTCTTTTTTATTAGGGGCTTGTCTTACAAGGTAGCTAAAGGTTATAAATTTGATAGGGGTTACTGACGTAAGTAGCCTATCAGTTGTTAGCTTCTGACGTGTCTTTGATAAGGGTCAAGCATCATGTCTTCTTTTATCGCAGCCTTTATAGGGCTTTGTTGAGCTCTCGGCATTACTGCTCCGTTATCAACTGTGCTTTTAGTTACATTAATGTTTTGTTGTATTGGCTCTTTAGGAGCAGCCATTACTTCTTTCTCTTCTCTTATCATACCACCATCATAAGCCATTTGTCTTTCATCTGCAGCAGCTTCTGCATCTTTCATCATAGACATTAAATTGTCTGATCCGATTTCTTCAGTTGCTTTTGCAGTTATAACAAATTCTCCATCCGATAACCTTGCAGGTATCGAATCGGATTTTCCAGTTCCCGGACCTTCTATAGTTCCTGAACCTGAAAATTCGTGTGCTGTCTCGACAACTTGATCAAAGATTACGCTTAATCTATCATCTTTTTCGAGAGCATCTATTAAATAATTTCTATCTTCATTAGACAATGTTTCTTCAACAACATAGTCTACATAGTCTTCTTCCATCTCCTCATCAGGAAGCATTGTTTGTTCTTGTTCCATTCCCATCAACATATCCATTTGTTGATTCATTTCTCCACCTTCTGCTTTAGCTGATCTTAACATTTTAAAATCGTTAGCATCTATTGAGCCACTATTATTCTTGTCAAGTTTAGCCTGTCCTCCAACTAACATTGTAGCCCTGCCTGTCCTAGCCCCTAATGGATTAGCTGCTTCTTGTTCAGGTCTTTTAGCTAATACTTCTGCACGTCTTTCTTCAAATCTTCTATCACGTTCTTTTTTTAATTCAGTTTCTATTTCCGCTCCTGTATAAAGACTACTTGCATTTCTTTTTAATTCTGTTTTAAATTTATCAAGTTCTTTTTGTGGATAATCACTTTCTTCTCTATCTACTTGAGCAATAATAGATAGCATAAGTTTATCTTGATTAGCTTGTCTTTTTTCTTCTTGCGTCATTGCCATTATATATTTTCCTTTCTATTTAGAGCTTCGTCTACTCTACTCTCCAACTGCTCTAGGTGTACCAGAGAATTCAGCTTCCCCTGACTGCGGTATATTTCCAGTTCCGATGTTGCCACCGCCAGTACCTGTAACTCCAAGGTCTTGAGGTGGTTGAGGTACTCCAGTAAGACCGCCCATTCCTTCTTGTTCTTGACCATTGGGGCTAGCTTCCGCGCCTGATTCTTGTCCAACATTATTTTGCATTCCTATTATTTGTGCCATCATTGCAGCCTCTTCAGGATCGTTGAGTATTTCATCAGGATCAAGATCAAGACTGTAGGCAAGTTCACTAATTAATTTAGACATCTTAACAAACGGAGCAATAGCAGGATTCTGTGCAGTTTGTAAGAATGTGGTTAGTCTTTGTGACCTTACTTCTTTCTGCATTAAACTATTTGTTCCAGTTGCATTAACTTCTAAATCTCCTACGATTCCTAACTTATCTTCTAAGAATTGCATATTCCATTGGAAGTATGCTTCACCTAAAGGCTTAAGTAAAAAATCATCTAAGTTCTTAATAACAGTTTTAATATTAAGACTTGCTGCACCTAATAACATAGACATTCCTGATGCAGTTCTAGTCATACTCTGTACTCCTGTTTGACCATGTGAGTAACTTGGTATACCTGTCTGTTCATCAGCAAGCTGTCTAAACTTGTCAAACATCATCATATTTTCTGTTGATGTGTTTGGAAACTTTACTCCGTGTATCGCTTGTCCTGACATACCTGATTGTCTTCTAAATATTTTTCCGGGATACACTTCAAAACTTTGTCCACCTACTAAAGCAGACTCGTCAATATCAAAAACTAGTGAGCCAGATAATGCTAAGTTATCTATTGCCATTCTCGCATGACCATTCATAATCTGTTGTGAGTCATGCATATTTTCTGCTACACCAACACCAAAGAAACTATAAGGATTCTTTTCATATGGAAAAGCATGATAAGGTATTCTATAAGGTTGGAAAGGATTTAAAACTACTCTTAGTATTTTACCACCACTTGTCCATACATTTACTTGTACTTCATCAAGATCATCTACATTTTCATCTAAGTCTACACCTATGTCTCTTAGATAAGCTGCATCCATACAGCCCCAATATTCTAATACTTCGTGTTGTGGTAAAGAATACTCATCGTTTTCTTCATCTCTTATTTGATCTTCGTAACTACGCTTTTCGTAATCACCACCCATAAGTAAACATTCTCTAATAGCATCTTTATCAAAGTAAGGCATTTTACTTAATGCTCTAAATTGACTTCTGTTTAGTCTATGTCTATGAATTATATATTCACATTCTTCTATTGTTGTGGCTGATGGGTCTGGAAAAAAATCCCATAAGCTAACAAATTCAATTCTAGGTACTCTGACTTGTAAAGGGTTGTAAGTTCTATTTCCTTCTTCGTCTTCATCCCATTTATTTAATGTCTTATTAAAATTAAATGGTCCTTTAATAATTCCTGTGCCTAACATAGCTGCTTCAAACATAGAACTACGAAGTTCCGAAGAACCATTAGATTCATCTATTTGATCATGAATTAATTTTTCCATTCGTCTTGCAGCTTTTTGTGCAGGACTAACTTCTAAATCTGTAGGTAAAGGACTTGCTCCTACTGTATAATTACCTTCTTCTTTTGCTAACTCTTCTAAAAATCTTTCTTGAAACTTACCATCTGAAAAAGTAGCACCCGGTTTTAAAACCTTACCATCTCCATCATAACCTACATCATAAGGGCTTTCAACTTCTTGAGGAGTTGATTCAGGAGGAGTTGTTTCAATACTTGGCGAAGGATTTTGAGAATCTAAATGTGCTACAGAAACTTCACCTTCTGGCATTTTAGTTTCTGAAACTCCGATAGGAAACTTACCTGTACCAAAAATAACATCTATAAGTTGTCCAAATGCTGCAAGTACTTTAGTCTTTGTTACTTTAACAAATACTCTAGACTTTTCTGATTCTCTAAACTTAACACGTTTTCCATATAGCCCTCTAAAGTTTTGATATCCTGCTATCCATCTTTCTTCGTGTGGCTTTCGAGAATCTTCTGCCATTTGAAAACGACTCTTAACAAGACCTACTAAGTTTAACTTTTGATCTTCTTCTAAAGAAAGTTCTAAACCTTGCTCTCCTTCTACCTCTTCAACATAGATTGCATCAGCATCTAGTAAGCCTGTAGGTTGTAAAGGTTTATTATCTTCTTCCATACTTAGTATCCAAATGTTTCATCAACAGGTTTATAGACTGACTCTCTATGATATTGACGTAGATTATCCATTGGATTATTTATCCTTGGTCTACTCATAATCAAATACCGCAGAGCATCATAAGCATGATCTGCAGCATGAGTGTCTACATCTTCAGGGTTACGAGTATCTAATGGTATGCTTTGTAGTTCTTTAATTAAGCTAGGACATGTATTAAATATCTGTAGCTTTGGTCTACCACTTGGCTGTACTTTTAAATATTCGTGAATCTGAATCTTTCCTTGTATTCTATTTTTATCTGCTCGTCTAAGTTTGTGTCCTTGCTTAACGAGCGTTTCCCCTACAGTTGGTCCAGTTGTTCCTGTTCGTGACCAAGCAGATGTATCTAGTACACCTGAAACGGAAAAAGGGTCTTGCATTTCCATTTCTGTTATTATACGTCCTAAATCTTCACCTGTCAAGCCTTTTCTGTATAATTCTCTATATATTATTAACGTACCATCTGATCTATCTACTGCTCCCCAAACACAAGCACTCTCTGAAGCGTACCCATAGTCAATGCCTTTTATACGTTCCCATGTAATAGGAATCTGAAAAGGACTAACAATATGAACTTCAGGATCAAACTCTACAAAGGCTGCTCCCTCATTAACATCCCAATTACCTTCTAGTAATTGTTTACGTTGTACAGGAGGTAGAGACATAAGCATCTGCTCATAGACTCCATCATTTGCTAAGTAAGGATTATCTACTAACCTAGCAGGAATAAACTTACGTGTTAATCCATCTTCTCCTACTCTTGATTCATTTGGAGTTCCTGAATCTACATATCTTTTCTTTACCCAATTAGCTCCTATCCCTCCGGGGTTTGCTGTACAGCGTAGATAAGTTTTAATTTCAGGGTCGGTTGTTCTAAGTCTAGAGGCTAAATAGTTCCAACCAAATTCTGTTGGTAAGTGAGTTATCTCATCAAAGCCTATCCAACTATATGCTTGTCCTTGATATCTATATACGTCTGCATCTCTTTCTAAGAAACCAAATTCTACTTTAGCCCCACTCGGAAAGTTCCATACCTTTTCTACTTCTTTAAACTTACATCCGGGAAATGCTTGAGGATATAGTTCACGAGACTTATCTATCAGTTCTCGTAACTCTGGCATAGACCTTCTAAGTATTAAAGCTCTGTGTGCTTTTTTATGACAGTATCGTAACGGATCAATAAGCATCGCATAACTTTTACCGCCACCTGCAGCTCCACCATACAATACATCCTTTTCATCCGCAGCTAAGAACTCAGTCTGTGGTCCTTCATTTGGATGAAAGATAACATGACTGCCTTTATCTATTTCAATCTGTACTGCTTTAGGAAGAGAACTAAGTTTATCTTCGGTTACTACCTGCCCCGATTCTGTCGGCTTTGACGATTCATTTTCGAGTTTACCGAGGATATCAGTCGTTTGTCTAAGAGCTTTTCTCTTTGATTCAAGTTGCTTTTCAATCTTTTTAATTGCTTTTTGTTTAGCTGAGACTGAGCGTCTTGCTGCTTGTTTTGTTTTTTGTTCATTAGAATATCCATAGTTAGACTTACTACCTTGAGGTCTTCCCCCTTTCTTACGAGGAGTACCATCATTCTTTAGTATAAAGCCCCCGTTAGAATCTGTCAAGTAAAGATGTGGATTCTCTTCCCAATCTTTCAAGTCGTTGTTGTCGTTTTCCATACTTTTTATCTATGTGTTTCTTTAATCCTGCCGGTGTAATGCTACGATGAGTTTTAAATTCTATCCAGTCACATGCATCACGAAGGCTTATAGACTCCCCTGCGACTAAGTCTTCTGCTACTTCTAATGCTTCTATTTGATCAGGTACTGGTTTGAAGTAACCATCTACTTCGCTTGTTTCATAACCAAAAGGAACTGTTGATGTTTTTCTTTTTATATATCCTTCTTTCATTATTGATTGTGCTTTCTATAAGCTGTCTTTGTTTCCCAATCTTCTATTGCTTTAGATATACTATCTTCTGCAAGAACAGAACAATGTAACTTTATTGGTGGTAACTCTAATGCTTCTGCAATATCTTTATCTTTAATAAGCTTTGCTTCTTGTATTGTTTTACCCTTGAGCATATCAACAAACAAAGTTGATGATGCTATAGCACTACCACAACCATAGGTTTTAAACTTAACGTCTTCTATTAAGTCCCCATCTAGTTTAAGCTGTAGTCTCATGACATCACCACAAGCCGGTGCACCTGTCATCCCTGTAGCTACGTTAGGGTCTGTAGGATCAAACCTACCTACTGCATGTTTCTCAGGTTCGTTAAGTACACTATTAAACCTGTCAAGTACTTGTTGTGAATATGCCATTACTTATTAAATATCTTATCCCAGTTGTTATCAAATTCTTGTTTCGATACAGATAGGGGTCTTAACCTAGAACCTTTACCTACTCTGCCTTTATTCTTTTTACTAGACATCAATACTGGTTTCTCAGGTGTGCCTAGTTGTGCTCCTTTCCTTTCCATACTACCACTTAACCTTATCAGCCCAATAAGCTGCTGACATCTTTCCTTTAGCTATGTTCTTACCATGTCTAGCCTTGAAGCTTTTACGCTTTGCTTTCATCTTAGCAGACTCTCCTGCTTTAGGTTTCCCTGCAGTCTTTGCACCTTTCTGTCCAAACCTTATAGTCTTAATCTTTGATCCTTCTTTAGCCACAACTATGTGCGACTTCTTAGGATGGTTAGGAGTACGTTTAGGTTTATTGTAGCCTGATACTCCTGCTCGTTTTAAACGTGAGTCTTTAGCTTTCCCACCTTTCTTATACTCTTCTCTCATCGTTTCTTTCCTTTATGTAGTCCATGTTTAGCGTGTTGCTTACCTTTCTTTGTAGCTGCTCGTTTCTTTTTATTAGCTGCTGCTAGTTTCTTTTTACCGGCTGCAGTAGATTTAAGTTTCTTAATAGTCTTTGCAGGTGCATAAACCTCTCCAGTTTCTGAAGACTTCTTTCCACTAGCAGTTCTCCATTTCTGTTTAGTCCAACGCTTTAAAGACTTTTGTGATTTTTTAAGTGCCATTATGATTGTAAGTTATAGATAATTAATAGTATAAAGATTGCTCCTAGTACTGGAGGTAGTGTTGGTAAGAACACCATATACCATAGCGGTCTGCTTAGTAATTTTTTATTTGTATCCTCCACCTGCTGCCTTATATTGTTTTGCTAACATCTGTGCTTTTCTAGCACTCCATTGTCCTGCTTTACCACCTTTGCTTCCTGCTTTAATTTTATTAAACAATCTCTTACGCATTGTAGGCTTAGTATAGTTACCTGCTTTATTTACTGTGGATTTACTCTTCTTCTTCGGTGGCATACTCTACATCCTCTGCTTGTACTTCGATAGGTGCTTTCTCAGGAAGTATAAAGATACCTCCTCCAGTTGAATGAGTTACATCTAACTTATCACTCTTCGATACACCTACTCTATCTAATATAGTCTGGGCAGCAGTCAGCTTATTGCTGACCTGTGGTATAGGAGCATCACTATTCATGATATCAACTAACTTAAAAGCTGCAGCAGGGGCAGAACGAGCGAGTACGTCCGAGGCTAATTCAATCACTTCTTGTCTTAATGATTTTATAACTTGATGATAATTGCCTGAGTATCCTGCAAGCTCGGCTGCTTTTTTCGGATCACCTCCTGTCTGGATCAAATTGTCCAGAAAAGATTGTTGCTTTTCCGTTAGTGCTTTAGCTTTATTGTTTGTTGTTTGTGGTAAGTAACTCATGCAATCTATTATAGGTCTAGTATACGATGTTGTCAAGATATAAATAAATTAAAAAGGTCTTGACAAAATTGATATTTAACTGTACAATGATATAGTACCCTGCAAGGGGGTATATATAAAATATATAGTGAGGGCTTCTTAAACTAAACAGGGATACCGCCAAGGACCTGTCTAGTAAACATCCAATTCTTCTAGAAATGTATATGATTGCTATATATAGGGTGGGTATACCCCTGTGCATCCTGCCCTCCCTATGCACTAAACTAGGGCATCACAGAAGACTAGCAAGGATTATCCTAGTTGATCAAAAATTATACAGCCCTTTTTAGTTGCTCCCCGATCTAGAACTAAACAGGAACTAGAAATATTTATCATAGTTCTAGCTGTTCCCTCGTCTAGTAAATGAATAACCTCGTTTAGTTATATGTAGATATCCCTACAATAAACTAGCAAGGGACTAAACAAACTTTAATTAAATCAATCACGTGGGTGGTTATTCACTAGGTAGGGCAGCACGTACTTATCCAACATACTAAACGTGTCTCTATGGGCTTC